AGGATAAGAACCACCAACACTAAGTTGTCGTTCTATTCTATCTATCTGTTGGAAAATCTGATAAGGAACATTAGAGGCAGGTTTACTTACTTGTGTACCTGGAGCTAAATAGTTAACAGCAAATCTACCTTTACGATATTGTCCTGATTCTATTTCTCCAGAGATGTTGGTTTCTGTAAACACTGCATCTTCCATTGCTATTATTGACATCACATTAATCTTTGCCATAGAAGCCATAAGTCCTATGATTTGGTCATACTGTCCTTGTAATCTGTCAAAGCTAAATTTCTTAGCTATAACAAATGCAGGTCCACTATCAAGTGGGTTTGGTATGAAGTCAAGAATAGTTGCAGAAGTCATGTGAAAAATATAAGTTCCTTCTAGGTTGTAATACTCTGCAATTAAGTCACCTTCGTTATTACTGTTAGCCCAAGAACCATTGTAAGAATCTGTATAAGCAGAAGCATACGCACTACCTACACCTTTGAAGTCTGTGTTGTACGCATCTTTAGTCATAATCTTATCTGCGAATCTAGGATATGTTCTAGCTAATGCTTCTTTAGGAACTCGCCTAACAATAGCCATATCTTTAGGTTGTTGGTCTGCACCAAAATATCCAGGGTAACAGTTGTAAGGGTCACGAAGTTCTGCACAAGGATAAGGTGTACCATTAGCATCTTTCTTTTCTCTAATAACCCATACAGAAAAACCATAGCCAGGTAGCCATCTACCGACTTGTGGCATTTGTAAATCTAGTTTTTGTACTTCATCATACGCATTAACAATCCTGCCAATCTTTTCAGCTTTCTGTCTTGCTCTGTCGCTATCCTTACCATTAGGTACATCTACCTTTAGGTTAGGAATACGACCAATCTTTTGTGACAAATGCTCTAGTCCTGACATCATAAGGTTTGGTACAGGTACTTGCCAATCTTGGAAACCTTTTAGGTTATCACCAAGTAATGCTTGAATACCATCTGGTCCACCATTCATAATTGCACGAATACGACCTCTAGTACTATAAGAAGCCTGGTTATCAAAATGCAAATTAGTAATTGCGTGTGTCAGTTGTTCAGGTGTCATTCTATCCCCAAGGGCTTTCGTTCATATCTGTTATATCCCATTCTCCAAAACTAGGTTCATAATCTAATCCTACTTCAGCTAATCGTTCTTTACCAAGCCTTCTTACAACTTTCATAGGAAACCAACTAGCCATAACGACATCTGATTTATAACTTCTAGCCTTACTAGCTTTACTAGCAGCACTTGAAAAATAAATTAGTTGCCTACGATATATATTACTCTTAGTTTCGCTTTCTGTATCACCATAAGGTAGATTTATTAATTTTTGTTCAAACAACTGTTGCATACTTCCAACACCATAAATTGGGTCAAACTTATTTTTTTGTGTCTGATGTCCTTCTAAATGTATACCCATCCTGCCACAGTAATCTTTTAGCTCTGTATCTTGTCTGATTGCTTTTTGAAAACCATTTTCTTCAATAACCCAGTGTGCAAGTCCATACTTATCGTGCCATTTTTTTATAGACTTACGAGCTTGTATAACACCACCACCTTGTTCATTCTCTATATCTACAAGGTACATCATTCCTGTTTCTGGATTTGCAGCCCATAAAAAACAAGCCTGGAATCCTGTAGATGCTGGGTCAAGTCCTGCTATCAAATGTGTTCCAGCAGGTACCTGCCCAATAACTCGGTTAACATCTCTACACTGGTCTATATCATCAGAATTAAACATAGTGATACCTTCAACAAATGCTTTATTAAGATACACCATCTCAAATATTGCTCTACCACCTGTTGTGTCAGCATTATCTTTCTGACCCATTAACCATTTGTAAGTTCGTTTACTTGCCCACAACATACAGTCTTGATGTAATTCAAACTCTGTTTCTGGTAGTACACACTCTAAACTATGTGCCTCCTCTACTCGTGTTTCAAACTGTGGGTTCTCTAAAAGAAAGTTATATAAATCTTCTGGATGCTGTCTTGACCCAATAACAACTACAGCAGTATGTTCCTCTTTCCTGGAAGATAATGTTGTAGTCCACCATTGCCTAGTCTGCTCTCTAGCACTTGGTTGTATTGTTGTGCCATGGTCCTCAATGTCATCAGCAATAATCAAGTCACAGTCACGAGAAAGAATCTTACCACCTTTACCTACAGCTACCATAGTCGGTGACTTAATACCAGTGATTGTTCTTGTGCCTACAGTAAACTGTCCAGAACTCCAAGATTTACCACTTCGTACTTTAGGTTGAAACTTTACACCTGGTCCACATATCTCTTCGATTAAAGTTTCGTTATTTTCTAATTGGTCGAGTACAGAACCTACAGCGTTCTTAGCTATGTCCTCATTACCACCAACCCACATAATTCTGATGTTAGGGTTTTTACATATCTGCCATACAGCAAAGTGTGTCAGTAAGTCAGTCTTGCCATGTCGTGGTGGGCTAAGTATCATTTGTTGTCCACCTGTATCTATAGCATGAACAATGTCGTTAATCCAACCTTCGTGAAACTCTGCTGTTTCGTATAGGTCACCTGTTTCTGTTTTAAAATACCTATCTCTAAAATCTTTAAAATCTTCTAAAGACTTGATTGTTTCTGATGATACTTCCCAATCTTCTCGTGCTTCTACAAGTTGTTTATCTTGCTGATAGGCTGTATACATTTTTGTTACAACACTTCTAGCAATCTCCATTTTGTCAGCAACTTGTTGATGAGTAAACTTTTTATTTTCTAATGCAACAGCATACTCTTTAACAAACTCTTCATAGTGTTGTCCTCTAGCTGCTGCTGTTTCTTTTGGTCTAACAGGTGGTTTATTTTTTTTATTTTTTAAATAGAAAAATCTATTCTTACATTTCTGTGAACAATAGGGTGAAGCATTTCTACTTTGTTTTCTACACTGCTCACCAATAACATCATTGAGTTTACATACTGGTCTAGGCATTATTTATTTTTTATTTTTAGGAAGTTTTTTTATCTTTCCATTTTCTGTTCTAGCAAACCTATGTGTCTTTGTTTCTCTACTAGGGATAAGAGTACCACTGTATCTCTTGCCACCCCACATCCAACTTACTTTAGCCATACTTTCTCCTTACCAAGCTCTACACGACCAATATCGTGCAGTCGTTTTGTCCTTAGCTGTGCTGCATTTGTGTCTTTTACGAAACGAAGCACGAGCTTTAGGATTGTTTTTCCTAATCTTCATATTAGGGTCGCCAAACATAATTTTCTTGACTTTCCCATTTTTCATTACAAAGACTTTATCACTTTTACGACCATAGCCAGGTTCACCCTTACGAATAGGGCTAGGTGAGTTTAACTTCACCTTCATACCTCGCCATTCAGCCATTACTTCCTCTTCTTAACTTTATTTTTTTTCATAGCCTTTTTTGGCTTATATCCTTTACCAGGCATTATATCTCCTATACTATATCTTGTATGAGTGATTATATCAAAGGAAAGCAATATCCTAATCATAAACCCTCTACAACATATAGTAGTGGAAGAGTCTGCGTTCACAAGGAATGCAATACAGTTATTTCTAAATACAATAAATTCAAATACTGTAATAAACATAAACCTAGAACATATCCAAGAATAAAAGGCAGACAAGCCCCTACCGACTTACAAAATCCATTGGGGTAAAAAAATTTTTTTATTCAAAAAAACTAGATAAATCGTTCTCACTACAGTTAGGACATAAACCATTCTCTAACTTATCTTCCCAAAAAGGATTAAGACACTGGTCACAGTCTTGTACTTTAATATCTTCTGACATATCAGTACTATAGCACACCCTAGACTAGCTAGGGCAACAAGGGAGGAATACATTGAATAATGTATACTTTCAGTATATCATCTAATTCTTGCATAAGTAAACATAAGTAGTATAGTTAAATTATAAACAAGGATTCTAAAGTAAGTTGTTACAGGTGAAGTTGGCATCAGGAGTCAGAAAGCTGGGAATCGGTCATACGATACACTAGGAAGGCAAACCCAGTACCCGAGGACAACCTAAAAAGAATTTTTTAAAGCCTACCCACTACAATAGCCTGTTACGACCAAATCCCCCTACACCTACTACACTAACATTATGAAATGTACAGAGTGTAAAGAAACACTCAAACAAGCAACAAGTAACTCTTATTACTGTATTTCTTCCTATAATAAATGTTCACAATCAACAAAGATTGTGTACATCTATGATGATGAATAAACATTTTTTTCATACAGTTTGTTCTACTTACATATAGGGTTCCTACTAGACATATACACGAGCCTCACATTGATATATGCATTATGTTTACTACTATTTTCTACTGGCTGAATTCATTCTTTATTGTTTTGGTTTACTTTGTAGAATAATTGTTTCTTACTGTATAGAAATAGTGTGTTCTGGTGGAAAAAGGGTACACGACATTTAGAAACACCCCCTATACCTTTTAAACTCTCCCCCAAAATCTAAACCATTACTCTAGATAAAATATTACTTAATAACTTGACAACATATATAGACATAGTATAGTTAGTAGTAACAAATAACAAAGGAGAATAAGACAATGACTAAAAAACATTTCGAGATAGTTGCAAAAGTTCTAAATAATAGAGCCAAAGCGATAACAAATTCAAGTGCAAGTAATGAAGAAAAACATTACGCATTATTGGAA